CCATAATCTTGCCAAACTGTTCAGCAGTTGTTTTATCTCTTACAATAACGGCAGAGTTGTTTGATCTACCGCGCTGGGGATTATCCATAAACCAGTTACCGGTTTTTGCATTCATCAATTCTTCATCATCTGGTGAGAAGAGACAGATAGTTGCTGAACGTCTTACACCGCCAGAGAGTACTGCGTCTGCTGCGTGCATACAAATATCATATGCGTTAATCGGTTTAATTGCTACTGGTTCTTTGGAGTCAAGTACAATACCTTGAAGTAGGTGTTCGATTTTGTCGAGCGACCGACGTAAACCTTCTGGACCTGGTGCTTTAAATCCACCTGAAATCTTTGCACCTTTTGGTCGAATCTGTGATAGGTCAAAGAATACCCTACGACCTGCGAACTCTGGATATTTACCACCGTCCACAAAATATGAAGCCATTAGTACATCAAGTGCTGATGCCCAACCTTCGATTGAGTCTTCTACAACATAACCTTTGGCTTGTTTTGTTCTTGGTTGGATTTTCGGTAATTTCTTAACGTGATGTTTCTGTACAGAGAAACCTGCACCAGCACCACAGAGAAGAATATAAAATACCTCACCAAAAAATTCTGGTCTGTCTACATAAGAGGATGTACAATTATACATTCTCATTTGGTGTTTCAATAATTGTTCACCACCGAATTGCAAAGCACGTTGCGCACCAAGTACTCTTTGTTCTTTATATGCCTTTCTGGCTTCTTCAAAATATTCAGCTAATTTATTATTACTATTCTTATAGTAATTTTCATGCATTCCAATAACACGATCTACTGCTTCATCCCAAGATTCATATCGGCTTTCATCTTCTTTATAACGGGAGTAGCCTTCGTAGAATTTGGTTTCCGACAAAAACTTCCTTGTGTCAACAGTTGCTGTTGCCATTCTACTTACCTCTTATAATTGATTTCTTATTTAGTTGTAGTATTATATATCATTCCGGGGTTTTTGTAAACCCCAGTTTGATAATAATTTTAGAAATATTTTTCTAACATTTCAATGCGATCGTTCGCTGCAGCCATCTTATCAAGTTCTTCTTGAATAGCTTCTACAATATCGCTATGTTCGCCGATACCTACACTTTGATTCATATAAACCATAATATTTGTTTTGGCTCTTTCAAGCTCACCTTCAGCATGCATACGTGCTGCTTTTTTAAGTTGTTCTTCCATTTTCTAATTCCTCAATTCGCTTTTCTAATTCGTCTATCTTTTTAGTAACGTACGGATATTTTTTTCTCCATGCGTCAGTTGGTTGTTCAAACCAAGTCCAACCCCATCTTTCGACAAGGTAATCAAGTGTTTGGTCCAATTTGGCATAACACCATAATCCAGCACGTGTATCTTTAAAGTATGCTAGAAATGCTGCACCAAGTAGTGAACCTCCTATAGCTGTATATATCCATAATGTATCCTCAAACATTCTTTCGATCATTTAACCCTCCTTGACAGTATAGTCAACATAGTTAGGCATACCATGATCCTTTACGCCGTCAAGAAGTCCAGATCTCCATCCTCTGAATTTGTCTTTAATTCTCTGCCAAAGAGTCATTTTTCTGATTCTTCCGTAATGGTTAATATATACCAAATTCCCATGATGTTTATAACCCATAAGAGCAAGAGGAACAGTAGTAACAACATCGTTATTGTTTACAAACCTCCAGTGTTTTGTTTTAATTCCTTTAACGAAAGATCTTGTTCCGGCTCTTGGCGAACCGAATGTATATAGTTCTTCTACCTCACGAAACTCCTCGATACGAGAGGTACAAATTGTTGCCATTGCAGCTCCTAAAGAATGACCACATACATAAAGTTTTTTATCATTATGTTCACTTGCCATTGGTTCAATATGTGTCCAAAGTTTATCTAATTCCCCGCGGAATCCGGAATGTACCCATCCATCTGTCATGGATTTTCTTGGGAGTGCGTTCAGGTCAGCAAGTACGTCTGATAACTCGGTTGGTTCCGTTCCTCTAAAACAAATACCTATATTATCTTTATTCCAAACAACGTGACACTGCGCTCCATTGTTTTCAAGAAAGACGTGGCTTGTCCAACCTAATTTTTTATAGTCTTTCTTTGCTTCATTACCATCTTTATAGGCAATATCTGCCATTCTAGCGTACTTATTCGCTCTCTCCAGATTCAGTTCCATCTTCCTTCTTCTCCTCAGGTTTTACTGCTTCTTCATAGTAAACAATAATCTCTGTTTGCTGATTGATATATCTTCTCAAGTCAGCAATATTCAAAGCAAGGTTTTCGTAATCTTTCATGCTCAAAACAACAAAAGCAACTTCGCCATACTGTTCTTCATAATCATTAAGAAATTGTTCTAACGTTTCTTTTGTTACTACACGTACACGCGTATCAATTAGCTGGAGCGGCTTCGGTCTCGCTACTACTGGTACTGTTGTCTTCTCCACCTTGACTACTGTCTTGATCTCCGGTTCCGGAGTCCCGCTGCAGCCAGTCAGGAAGAGGAGACTCACTGCCAGAGCTGTTGCCAGTGTCTTCCATGAAACCACGCCATAGTTTTGCTGTTGCGCCATTCATCTTTCCTTCTAATACCTGGGCATCCTTTAGCGCCTCGACTACGAGATTCATTCTGCTTAACTTACCTCGTAATTCATCACCATAAGCTTCTGCCTTTTGTAAATCTTGTTGTAACTGATTATTCAGTTTTCCCATCTTTGCAACATCAGCTCTCAGAGTATCAACACTTGCATTTGCTGTTTGTACAGCAACTTCTAACTGTGCGTTGTTTTCTCTTAGCGTGGCAATGCGTTGTTGGGTGTCATTATAATACCAGTAAGCACCGTATCCAAACGATGCTAGTAAACCTGCTATCATTAATGCCATATAAATTTTAATCATTTTGTGGTTCTATAAACTTTGCAAATCTTTTGAGAACAGCTGGCCTTTTCTTTTTTCTTTTATCTTGTGTAGTAGTTGTTTTAAACTTTGGACCCATTGCCGTATCTGCAGGATTTGGAATTGATGCTGTATTTGTTGCAGGTGCTTCTTCTGGAAGATCTAATGTTTTAGGATAACCTTTTTCGCCTGGCTTTAGTCTAGGCTTACCAGCTGCTCTACGTTTACGAATGTTGTCCCATATATTAGGTCTATCTGTTCCTTCACCTTTTGCTCTTGCGATTGCGTCGGGAGTAGGTGCACCTTTTTCACCTTTCTTCCTCATCTTCTCGCCTCTTTTTCTTTTGGCATGTATATTTGCCCATAGTCCTGGTTTCATTTGTAAATCTCGCTGGTTGCTATGTATATTCTTTGATTTGTTTTCATATGGATTGCTTCGTAAATATCCAATCCAAATACATCACCAATTGGGAAACAATCTTCTTCGATTCTAATTTGGTCTTTTGGTCTAACCCATTCTTCAAAATTTTTGTTCAGTATTTTCGGTTCTCTAATCTGATATACACCTGGTATAAGCTGTTTATCTTCCAAAGTAAACCAACTACTATTTGCCTCACTTAATATATCAAGCGATTCAATATTGCATTTATCTAATATTTTGGTAAGTTCTTTATCGGTAAGCTTACAGTGTTCTTTGATAAGAAAGAGTGCAGATGCAAAAGAACCTAATTTTGAACCGCCGCCAGGTACTTTAGAAACAAGTCTTTTTATATTAGCAGCAAGACGAATAAATGGTGTGTAAGCAGATTTTTTTTCGTCATTATCTAATTTAACGTCTTTCTGTCTCTTACCATTTTCGTCAATAATACCTAACTTATACGCATCCCAGCTCTTCCAATCCATAACCATCATTCGAATAAATCGGAAGGTATAAGTAAGATCTGCAGCTCTTTTAATAATACCCATTATATTTTTCTTAACCTTTCGACTACTTCCGGATCCATTGCAATACCCAAATACTGGTTATTTTCTATATACTTTAGAAAAATTAAAAAAGGCTTAATGACAGGCCAATGCTTATCATCAAGCTTTAATTCTAACATATTCAAACTTGCTTCAATACCAAAAGAATTAAAAATAACAATTAAATGATTCAGTATTAGCCTTTCACCTAATTCATTATGATCTAAGTATCGATTTACCAACCGCTTAATATATTTAAATCTTTTCAAGTCCTCATAGAATTCTTCGATATCAGAAAACTTAGGATTGTAATAATGTTTTGCAGCGTAGAGAAACATGTTCTCTTCTGTTAGTTCATCGAATATCATCATATAGCTATATATTAAATATTAAAAGAGTTCTTCTTCTAACTGGGCCTTAATTTCTGCCTTTGTAGCTTTTGTATCGATATCGACTTCCCAATCTTCTGCTGTTTCAATAAGTTCTGCCTTTGTCATGGAATCAAGATCAAGTTCGTGAACTTCAATGTCATCATGACCGTGGACATCCCAATCAATCTTTTCATCAACTTGAATTACAAATTCTTCAGCTGGTGGTAATGTTTCTTCTGCTACTTTACCAAAGTATTCATCAATATTTTTTTGGGTAATTGATCCACCAACAAGAACTTCTCCTGTTCTTGGGTGTACCCAACCTTTTGAAGTTGGGATTGCATCTTTACACCATGAGGGAGGTTTAATTGCCATTCTGCATCTCCGCGTAAGCTGCTTTAATACCAGCCAGTTGATCTCTTGATTCTTTTACTTCAGCTGAACCTTGGCCTTTTTTAGTTGCGTCTTCAGGCGGGTTAATGACTTTCTTATCGCCATCTTTTTTATCGTTTGGTCTGGCTTTACCGCTTGGCCCAGCACGACCTGCTTTTGCTGCATCATCATGCGATTTCTTTTCAAGATCTGGATCAGCAGCATTACCTTGAATATCTGCCTTCATCTTCTTGGCACCAGCACCTTTGAGATTGTTATCCATTGGCTCTGCTTCAGCAGCACCTTTGTAATGTTTTGAACGATCACCTTCAAGTACCATTAAAAGTTTAT